GTTACGGCTCAATGCAAGAACAGGAGTGCCTGAATCTACTATTTGGACCTTTGCACCAGTATCACCCCCTGCTGTGTCAGTAGACGTACCAACTAAGAGCCTGCCGGAGCCGTCGATGCGGGCGTGTTCGTTGTATCCAGTTTCAAATGCCAATATATTGCTACCTTCTGCGCCAATTACTGAACGGTATCCAGTGCCAGAATTAAAACGTAATTCACAATCGGCTCCGGATTGCGCGAGATGGAGCCTTGTAGCAGGCCCAGTAGTGCCAATCCCTACGTTGCCCGAGCTGTCGATCGTTACCCGATCAGTTGGGCTTGACCCATCGCTACCATCGTTTGTTCTAAATACAATTTGCCCCTTTTCGTCATCACTTGTGCCTTCGTGAGAAACTTCAATTTCTGCAAGACTTGAAATCTCGCCACCAGACTGCTCACCTTCAAAAATAATTTTGCTTTCGCGCCCGCCGCTTGTATCTTCTTCCGTACTGTTTTTGAGTGTTACATACGGCGCTTCACTATCAATCTCAACAAAGGTGCCAGGGGAATCAGTCCCAATACCGATACGATCTTCTGACCCATCTACAAAAAGCAAATTTGCCTCTGTGCCACCTTCAACACGAAAATCAACCGCTTCACCGTCTTCATTAAAGACAATTCCAGTAGCTGCAAATTCAGCACGCTCAACACCACCAGCAGCAACATTCAGTGCATCTGCCGCGCTGCTATAAATGCCTGTGTTTACGTCATTAACAAAAGCAAGGCCAGGCGCTCCCACTGTTCCATCCTCTAGCAGCCTGGTGCCATCAAGCTCAAAAAGTGTTACCCAGTCATCATTGGCCGCATTTCTAAGCTTTAAGACGTTAGCCGTTGTGTCTGCCCACCATTGAAAGGCAAAGGTTGTCGCCGGCTCTGTCGCGTTGCTGTTGTTGCTGACGATGGCCGCCAAAACATTATTTAGATCAGTGCGGACTGCACTGCCAGAAGCGTTGGCAATGTTGTAATCGTGGGTTGCCATGGGTTAGGTTTCTTCAGAGCCAAAGCCAGTTGCCTGATACTGGAAAGTCCGATCAATCGCAGCATTGGAGCTGTTTTTGAACGTCACCGTAAAACCAGTGCGGCTAACTGATGTCACCTCATAATAGTCCCCTGATGCCATATTGAAAGCGGTGATGCCCACGCTGGGGGCTTGATAGAAAGCCTTAGCAAATGTGACGGCCTTAGCCCCTGCACCCGAATCAATATCCGCAGAGCTGCTCTCGGTTCGTCTCTCAAATTGGATTCTGTAGCCCAACTCATCAACTAATGGACTTTGGTCGGTATGGTCTGATGTCAGCTCGCATTTGAATTGGAACTGCCTAGCAGTATGCCTGCCCGTCTCAAAAATACGCCATTCGCTAAAGTCAATATCTGATTCCATTTGGAATTTGTCACCATCTTCAAGCAACAAAAAGTCGTCATCCTCGGTAATCAAAAATTCATCAGTTGTCGCTTGATCACTAGTCCTAAAATAAATAACTGAATTTGTGTCATCAGCAACAGAGCCATCCAAGTCTGTCCAACGGTCAATCAGCTCATTCCTGTTGTCAATTAACTCGCTTGGGTAAAAGCCTCGCCCCGTTAAAACCCTAGTAAACAAAACATTGAAAACGCCGCCCAGATCCAAAACATTTGCGAAAACATAATTACCAGAGGAATGTAAATCACCCAAGAAATCAATGTCTGCCGTATGAGCGTCTAAGTCAATAATTTCATTCCATTCATCTTGACCGTCCAAAACCAATGCGTCATATTCTTCGCTATAAAAGACCTGGCTCTTTTCGCCTTGAAAAGGTGGATCGTCTTGATCTTCACGGCGAACATCTATATCTAAGCGCGGCAAAGGATCTGGGAGATCAATAATTGCGCTAACCGCGTTTTCACTTCTTCGCTTGCTTTCATTTTCAAATTTTATCAGGTATTCACCCTCTAAAAGAGAAACTACAGCGTACTTTGTTTGCGCTTTAACTTCAGTTAGCTTTGTGCTGTCTCCCCAGACACCAGTGCCATCAGTCTTGCTGCTGTGCCTAATAATTGCGGTCAATTCATCTTGATTTTCAGTCCCTGCTGGTATTCCCCATTGCAGAATCGCCTGATCACCGTGAGCGCTGATCGTAACGTCAATGGGATCTGGGACTTTAACAATTGTTTCGCCCTCGCCTGGCGCTGGGTCAGTGTCAGGTACTGGGATATTGAAAGCTCCGCTAGTCCAGCTTGACTTTTTATTTAACGGGGCAGGGCCAACAGATCGAACATAAAAAGTTATTTTTGTCCCAGGGGCCAGATTGTCAATTTCGTAGTTAATATCAGTTGTTGTGGCGGTCTTGTAATTGCCCGAACCTATTTTGTATCTAATTTCAAAGCTTGTTGTTGGCCCGTCTAGCCCCCGAGTCCAAGTCGCAATCAAACGGTTCAGGGTCGTCTTATTCTTTGTAATTTGGGTTGAACTAAGCTGTAGATTTGTTGGCTGTGCTGGTAGGCCGTCAAAAGTTGTAATATCGTCAAATTCCAAACTTCTTCCGCTATCGGCTGCGGCATAAATACTGTCATTGTGCTCTGCACCAGTAATTGAAAATTGACCGTCCCCCTTTTCAACAACCGTTAAACAGCGAAACTTTTGCTCAACAACATCGCTCGACTGAATTGACCAGATTGCTTGAGCTAATGGAGCAGCACTTAAAGTCGTGCTAAGAGTTATGTCTGCACCGGAAACACTGCTAATAGCCCTGGTCTGAACAGAACCATCAGGCAAAACAACGGTTAGCTTGTGATTAGTACCAGCTGGCAGAGCGATTGTTTGATCCGCAGTGATAACGGATGTTGTTGCACTACTAACACGCCCTGACAGCCTTACGCCTGCACGCAACTCATCGGCAACAGCAAAAACCTGACCAGGCAGAACTACGGCACCCTCAAGACCAGTTGTGAAGGTAACAACCTCACCATTTATTTCCTCTGCCGCCATCATGTAACGGCCTAGACGCGCAGCCTGAAACTTAGAAGTACAACCAAAACCAATAATCTCTTTTTCTTGATATCCATATTTGCCAATTAAATCGGCATCCTCAATAACAACGACATTGGACTTGTAGAAATTATCAGGATCGTTGTACCTAACGTGGATGCTCGTGCTGCGTGTGCTTAGCGACGTTCCCGAATAATTGAACACGCCATTGATTACATTGCTGTTTGTATAAAGATGAACAGGGCTAATATCGGTTCCGTCAAGATTGCCGTGGTCGGCTGTGGCTTGAATAGTATTAGCCTGCCAATACAACATGCCGCGAAACACGCTGGCAAGATCCTGCAAGACATTAAAAGCCTGTGCCCTGTTGCCAATAATTACATTACAAGCAAACCGTGGCTCAGTTGTGCCGTCAGGGTTAGTTACAAGCTGATTCGCATATTGTGCCAATGGGTAGAGATCAACCCAGCTCAAATTACTTGCATCTACAAATTCACCTGCCCCATAGCGTTTATTGATCACCATGTCATACCAACAGCAGACAGGGCAAGTTGTCCAACGTGTTTTCAAGCTTCCGTCAAAAGTCCCCGAGAAAGTAAGGCTTCCATCAGGTCTAGTGGCTGCATTTTCAGGGACTTGAACAGTTCTACCTTTGATTAAATAAGCCCGCGTTGGCAATCCGCTAAATTGCTGCGTAGAGAGCGATAAACCCGCCAGAGCAGAATAAGGGTATCTGACCCGCAAACTTTTTGACTCTATCAAGCTTGTCCAGACGAGTTGATTGCCTCGGCCACTTGCCAGTGATGTTTTCTTGTCTATTTCAGTAAAGTTTGAAAATTTAACTTCAAAATGATTTTCGCCTAAATATACTTTTTTGACTTTTATATTCCAAGGCCCAACACCATCAAGCGCAATCCTTGGGCTTTTTATTTGATAATTGCCAAGTGAAATTCCAGTAATGGTTTTAGAATACTTTCTGTTATAAGCCCTGCCTCTTGACTGTACCCAAATCTCAATAAGGATTATGCCATCAAAACGCTGCCCCCTTGCCAGGCCCTCCATGGCAGTAGAAAACAGCTTAGGAATAGTGAAAAGACATTCAAAATTATCGACATCTAAATCCGTAATCTGACGAACCAGTTCGCCTTGTCCATAATTACGACTTTGAACAAAATTATTTGCATCTAATTTTTCAGAATAATTTTCACCTATTTCAACGCCAATCTCAGTAATTGTTGATGCTGCGTATCTGCCCTCATTAGGTGGTATCTGAGTTGCACCACCCACCATGAAGTCATGGGTAACATCTTCGCTGCTGAAGGTATTGAGCGGTGTTTCGTCCAGAAAAATTCCTGCCTTTGCGCCAACAAGCCCCTGAATAGGCCCTTCAGCGATCAGATCAACAATTTTAATGACAGAGGTTGAATTAAGAGCCATAACCTTTAACCGTCAACAGGTGGATAGTTATAAGAATCTGGCAATAGGAGCTGCTTGTATCCAACCTGCCTAACACGAAGACGGCAGGAGGAGTGAGCCCTAAAGTCTAAGATTGTAATCTTGGTTTTTACTGAACCCTCATTGTTAATTTTGGCGTATTGAATAAAGTGCATCCAACGATATGGTTGATTTTTAAGCAGCAAACCCTGAACCGTGCTGCTGATGTTGGACGTTATTGCTGCAGTGTTTATGTGAGTTGTTTCCACTTGATAAGTGATATAGCCATCGACTTGCGTAGTGCCAGGCCCACTAACATAATCAAACAATCCTCGGTCTAGTTCAAAGAAAATTTGGAAATGATTTCTTTGCTGCCATTCAATACTGCTTCCAACCTCACGCGCTTGAACACTGTTCCCAACTTCAAGAGTTAAAGTTCTAATGTCTTCTGCGCGATTCAGACGGAGTTGCCTCTCTTCCCATTGCCTAGTCCTTAAGCCGTTGGGCCTAGTAAGCCCTGAAATGGTTTCCCCACCAACCGTTACTGTCTGCGGGCCAGGCGCTTTGATGTATTTACTTAAAGAGTCAGAATCATCAGTCACAGAAACTGTTGCGGACAGCAAATGTGAGCCCGACAAAACTTTGCCATAGGCAACAGGAATTGTTGCGCCAACGCCGACAGTATTAGCTGCACCTTGATAAGCGTAAGATTGCCGACCGTCTGATCCCCTAATAATTGATTGCGGGCCATCAGTTGCAATGCTTTGACCAGCCGCAATTCGGCCAATACCGCTTAATGTAGGGATTCGCACTTGCGGGGCTACAAGATCAGTAGCGCCACCCTGTACAAGGCTCTGCTGCGTAGAAGCTAACGCTTGTGAGGCGCCACTAAGAATCAAAGCAGCACCTGCGCCGGCCAAAACGGTAGACGCTGCCACCGGAGCAGCCAATCCCAGCAAACCAATAGTTGCGCCACCTGTAAAAAATGCGGCAGCGACTAGACCAATGCCTGCAAAAATCTTGCCAAGTCCACCACCGCCACCACTGCCAACCAGTACAGGGGTTATTACCAGATCATTCTTGCCAAGCGGTAGATCCAGCTCCCCGTAATCTGCAAACGCTACACCTGCCTGAACGACGGTATACCCCACATCTCGCTCATGGGCTGTCTGTAGTTCTCCCTGGAGTTCAGGAAAATTTAGACATAACAATTTAATCGCCTCTGCCGGTGTCCGCATGTTCTGGTATACATGCTCAGACCCGTAGCGTTCTCCCAAATCACCTAGCAGCCTTATCTTCTGCTGCATACCTAAAGACTGCTGCAACCCTGCTTGAATAGTACCGACCCAACGGCTCAATTGCACTCAACGAGTTCTCGCGCTGATGCAAAATCAAATCGTCTGGCAACAGGATAGCCCCGTGCATTGGGGCGCGTGTGTCTAAGCGCAAAACCAACATGTCCCCAGGCTGACGGTTTTTATAGTCAACACGCACAAATCCGCAGCGCTCCGCCTGCTCTAAAAAGATACTCTCGCAAGTCTCTAAGTCTTTTGGCCGCTCAAAGTCAGGCAGCTTGATCCCCTGCTGAGCAAAAAAATCACGCACAAGGGTATAGCAGTCAAGGCGGCCATACTCCCAATGACGGCCAACTAGGGGCTGATTTGATGCCATGTATTATCAGGCATAGACCACACAAGCCAAGGTAAGCCAGATTGCTTGCAAACGCGACGATCAACTGCGCTGGGTTCACCGCCCATTGGGTGTGAATGAAGAACAGCAGTAACAACCCCGCTCAGCATTGCAGCAGCCATATCAACAGGGTTGATTGCAAAGTCAAGGCTAGGGTTCTCGGCAATGTTGCGGCAAGGCCAAAAAGCACCATTCACCACAAGGCCGCAAGCTTCTGCAGGGGCCATCTGTGTCGCGTGCTCTATAAACTCAGATTTGAAGTCTGGCACCTGGGAAGCCTCCAAAGGGAATAAACCCGCTAGTAAATCTCTTGGTGCAGCTTTCGTATCGCTTCCCGCAAACATCATTGGCCGCAGTGGTTGGTATGTTATTGAGATCAAAATATCGGGTGCCTCTGTATCCACACTCTGCCCCTCGATATACCCAAGGGCAATGCTCTAACACTTGACGACGAGGCAAGGCCAGATTAGTCAAATCCAGTTTGCTCACCAATTCAAACTCAACCTCTGACAAGTTCTCATTTGACACTCGATCAATATACCAAACATCGTTGTCAAACTTTGCGGTAGGGTCAGCGGTCGCATTACCACCAGAAAAATTCGCAGCGTCCAAAAATTTCTTACAGGTCCTGATTCTTGTGACCTTAGCCTTGAGAGGGTTATACAAAACAAGCAGCGCCGAGATTGCGCTATTTGCATTTGCAATTTTCATTGTTGGCCGTGGGATTGATCCCTTGGTCGTCACCTCAAAACCCTGCACCTCAATGGGATAAGCGGCGTAGGTTATACCACCAAAAACGATATCAGCGCTCAGTGAATTAGTACCAGCGTGATAGTAAAAGGTTGTATCAACGCCATTGATTGCCTGGGTCAACTCAAGCTGAAATAGCTCAATAATTGCAGATGGCTCAAGGCTACGGATCTGCTCTTGTATGGACTGTGGAGCGCTCATGCTTCAAACACCTGCTCAAAAGTTGCTGTAATCGTATTGATGTCAGCATAAACGTGCTGCCGATTCCAAGACCTACAAACCCATTTATATTCTGTTGTGTCATTGATGGGAGTCCAGTCAAACGCCTCAACTCCTGCCCTGGCATCTAGAAATGCTTCAATGGCATCAGCTGCTGTATTGCTCTGAGCGCTCCACTTCAAATTCCATACTTTAGGATTCTGGTTGATCCCAAACTGTGTGCGCTGCTCATAGCCTGAGCCAAACTTTGCGATACGAACATTAGGCTGCGAGTTTACCTGCGCCCCGAAATCAGGGGTGACATCAGTGCCAACAGTGCTCTCGTCAAAAGTTGCCATGGTTATGCAAGAAGGCCGCCAGGGCGTTGTTGTTTAATCAATTCTGACTGAACTGCAGCCGCGATGGCAATGCCAAATTGTTTACCCCGTTCGTTATCACCTTCAACAGAAGTGCCCTTAGCGTCAACATTCACAATCACCTTTGTGCCGTCGCCCTGCATTTTGACTGGGATGCTGCGGCCATCAGGCAGGGGCACAACGGCTTCAGGGCCAGCCTCACCGGCAATGCTTACACCGCGCGTGATGCCACCTTTGGCAAATTTAGGGAGCCCAGCACCAGGGAGCCCAACACCAAATTCCTGTTGCTGGATTGGCTTAAAGCCCAAGGGGTTGGCAAAATTTACACCTTTTGTAATGCTGCCAAGGCCCAAACCCTTGCCTGGGAAGATGGCTTGCATCAAGGTCGCAACAACAACTTGTTGCATAATGATTCTTGCAAGATCGCCTAATAAACTTGCGGCGAATTGCCGAAAATTCATTGTGCCCGTAACGACCAGCTCAGTGATTGCGTCGCCAAGCCCCCTTAGCCCAACTTCAGCAACTTTTTGAGCTGCCTCTTGGATTGTCCCAAGACTTTTCGCAAAATTTCTAGCCCCATCCGCCATGCTTTCAAAAAAGTTTTTCTGCTCTGGTTGGTCTGGGATGTCACCACCTTGAAAGATGCTATGAACTTCCCTCAAGCCAGCAGCAGTATTGTTCAAAACTTTCTTAAGGGCTTCAGCACGCTTTGCATCAACTTCGAGCATTTCTTTCTTGGCTTGCAAACTTGCCTGATCAAGGCGATCGCGTAACTCAGTGCCTTCAATACCACGCTCCTCAAGCTCAAGAATTTTGGATTCAAGCTCTAGTGCAATGCGGCGCTTATCGTTCTCTTCCCTGCGAGCACGGCTGCGCAACTCAATAACGCGCTCCGACATTTGGAACCGCTCTCTGACGGTTTTAGTATCCTCATCATCTTCATCAAGGCGCTTGGTGTCTTTCTTGGTCAGGTCAACCGAGCTGATGTAGCTATCCCCTTCCAGCGCCTTGAGGCGGTCCTGCATCAACGAGATCAGAACATCATTGGGGGATTGATTCCGGTAGCGGGCAAACTCCTGCGCTTGCTTCCGCAGTTGGTTCAGCTCCTCTTTGCCAAACAGTTTCTCTGCCCCTTCAAACGGATTCAGGAGGTTGGCCGTTGTCGGGAGGTTGCCGCGTTCAATAGCCCGCCGAGCGGCCACCTCGGGCCCCCTAGTAGCCATATCAATCAGGCCATTCAGATCCTTGAGCGTCTGGCCAATAATTCCGCCGATAAATTGAATCGCGGGCTCCAGATTCAGGATCAGCTCGCCTAGATCGCTAAAGGCGCTCGATAGCTGTGGGATGACGGTTTGGGTCAACGCAACGGTGACCTGCTCGGTTGCGTTTTGGAAATCCTTGATCTTTTGCGCTGGACCGTTCAACGCCTCCGACAACTGATCAGCCCCCTCCCTCTCAATCCGTTTCAGAGCCCTCAGCACCACGTCGCTCGTGATGCCCCCCTCTGCAGCAAAGTCGCGCAGCTTGCCTTGAGCAACGCCGGTCTCTTTACTGATCGCCGTCAGCACGCCAGGCACCTGCTCAGCAATGCTATTGAACTCGTCTCCCCTTAGGGCACCACTGCCTAAGCCTTGAGCGAGCTGGGTAAATGCGTTAGCAGCCTCCTGCGCATTAGCCCCACTAACCCGAGCCGCCGTATTGAAGCCGTTGTAAACCGATGTAATGTCCTCCAGTGACGCACCAATTGGTCTTAAGCGTGCATAGATATTGGCCAGCGCCTGGTTAGCCTCGGTCTGTGATTGGCCAAACTTGCGGGAAGCGCTTGCAGCGGCCAATTGAAGCTCAGTAACTTCGCCATACCCCTTGGCGAGAAACTGCAAGCGACGTTCTGATTCTTCACGCTGAATGCCTGTCTGCAATGCTTGTTGCGCTGTACCCAAGCCAACAACCGCACCAAAAGCTTGTGCGACACGTCCCATGCCGCCCCCAGGAGCCTTTCGACCCTCCATCTTGGCCAGTTCTTTATCAAGCCTCTTGGCTCGCTCGGTTGCGACCTTAAATTGCTTAGACCCAAACTCAACTGATCGCGCCAGCTCTTGATAACTTGCTTTAAGCTTGGAGACGTTTTCTACGCTCCGCACCATAGCTTTATTTTTTTGCTGAAGTTCTTTGCCGATTCCCTTAAAATTAACAGCAGATTGTTTTGCAATCTTATCTACAGAACCAAGCGCACTCTTCAGCTTTGAAAGGCCAGCAACGCCTGTAGCCTTGACGGCAATTTCTAGCTGAGTCTTAGCTTGTTGTGCCATCAGCTTGCCCTCTTGCTGTTCATCTTAACGAGCGCTGC